CTGTGTAAACCTCATTTCCAACACGCTCGCATCACTTCCTTTGCCAACATACAGACGGAAAGACCCTCGTGGAAAGGAACGTGCGAGGGATCATTATTTATATGACATACTCCAGTATGAGCCAAATCCGGAAATGACCAGTTTCGACTTTAGGAAGACAATGCAAGGCCAACTGGAATTATTTGGTAATGCTTATGCGAATATTGTGTATGATGGAGCTGGTCGCGTAAAAGAATTATGGCCCATACCGTCTGTCTACGTCAGGCCGCGTCGTAACGCCAGCAAGCAGTTGCTTGTGTATGATGTGTTTGTGCCAGACGATACGCCAAGAACGCTGTTATCGTATGAGATGTTTCACCTTCGCGGGTTTGGTGATGGCCTGTTTGGTTATCCTCCGCTCCAATATGCGCGTGAGATCGCAGCTCTTGCTCTCGCCGCCGAGGAGTATGGCTCAGAGTTCTTTGCTCATGGCGCAGTTGCATCAGGAATTGTCGAACTCCCAGGCAAATTATCAGAGCAGGCGTTGAAAAATTTTCAGGAATCGTTCAGAGAGAAATATGAAGGACTTGGCAATCGTCATAGGATCCTTTTCCTTGAGCAGGGCTTAAAATTTCATCAGACCACGATTCAAAACGACAACGCTCAATTCTTGGAGACTAGAAAATATCAGGTGGAGGAGGTCGCCAGATTTTTCGGCGTACCGCCTCATAAGATTGCTTCACTAGAAAGATCTACAAACAATAACATCGAACATCAGTCGATCGAGTTTGTGCAAGACTGCGTTCGTCCGCGTGCGGTGAACTGGGAGCAGCAGATACGCCGGCAGCTGCTTGGCCCAGAAGGTAAAAAGCGATATTATGTCGAGCATGTGCTCGACGGCCTTTTACGGGGCGATGTCCAGAGTCGTGCCCAGTATTATCGAACCGGTCGCAACGACGGATGGCTTAGCGCAAACGACATTCGAGAGCTTGAAAATATGAATCCGATACCAGAAGAAGAAGGCGGTGACGCCTATCTTATAAACGGCAACATGATGCCGATCACTTCAGCAGCACCGGTAGGAAGGGGGGTAGATGAAGAGAATGGGCAAAGAGAAGATGGAGCGTAGATACACAAACACCACGATAGAACTCCGCGATATCGACGCCGAACCTGTGGTCTCCGGCTACGCTGCCCGGTTTAACGAGCAGTCTGAGGTCTTGTGGGGTTTTAGAGAGGTTATCCTTCCCGGTGCATTTAAGGATGCCCTCGAAGCCCCGGATATAAGAGCGCTATTTAATCACGACCCGTCCCAGATCGTAGCACGAACGAAGAATAACACCTTGCGCGTATGGGAGGACGAAAGGGGCCTCCGATACGAGTTTAGGCCGAACATGAAGACCGCAGCAGGGCGGGATCTCGTAGAGCTCCTCAGGCGCGGTGACGTCGACCAGTCGTCTTTCGCGTTTTCGATGGAAGGCGGCATTGAAGAATGGGACGATACAGGCGAGATCCCCATTCGAAAACTTGTCAAAATACCACGGCTCTATGACGTATCGCCCGTCACATATCCAGCCTATCCGTCAACGTCAGCTGGCGTCAGAAGCGCAAAGGAGGTATTTGAGGAGCACTTTAGGAGTATAGAAAAAAGAGGCGTGGACCCTGGCGATGTATCAAGCAAGCTCGCCCCCGAAGCCGAACCTTGGGAAGCGCCAAGCTTAGAGGACTTCACCGATGAACAGTGGGGCGACTTGAGCGATGCAGAAAAAAGGCGAATTGCCAAACACTTCGCGTGGGCCGCAACTATGCCGCCAGAAACTTATGGCGACCTCAAATTTCCACACCATAGGCCAAGCGATGGGGCCGTGGTGTGGCGGGCCGTATCAAACGCAGCGGCGAGGTTGCCACAAGCTAACTTACCAAACGCCGATGTAGACAAAGTGCGCACACACCTCGGCAGACATTACAGGCAATTCGACAGGACTCCGCCATGGGAAGAAGACTCAGCAAGACAAATAAGACTTAAAATGCTTCGCCGTAAGGCGGAACTTCTATTCATGAAGGAGGTAATATGATGGCAGACGTAAAAGAATTATTGGAGAAAAGAGCTAATATTTGGGAACAGGCTAAGGCTTTAATAGATAAAGCAGAAGCCGAAGGTCGAGACTTTAATGCCGAAGAGAAGTCTCAGTATGACAAGATGATGGGCGAAATGGATGAATTAGCCAAGCGCGCCAAGCGTCTTGAGGAAAAACAGCGCCTTGAAGCGCAAATAGACGCTCCAGTTAATGAGCCTATCAAGCTTAACCCCGCGTCGGGCAAAGACATGAAGCGCCAAGCGGATCTTATGCCCGAGTTTAGAGCGTTCATTAAAAGCGGGGTTATAGGCCCTGAGTTGCGCCAACTTCAGGCCGACGTAGACGGAAAAGGAGGCTTCTTGCTTCCTCCAGAGCAGTTTGTCGCAGACCTTATCAAGGAACTCGACAATAAAGTTTTCATTAGGGGCCTCGCCACGGTTATACCCGTTACTACGTCGGATAGTTTGGGTGCTCCCACCCTTGAGGCAGATGTATCAGACCCCAACTGGACGACAGAGATAGAAGAAGTCAATGAAGATACTACCATGGCTTTGGGTAAGCGGTCTCTCACTCCCCATCAGCTGACCAAGCTGGTAAAAGTGAGCATGAAACTCCTACGGACGTCGGCTATCCCGGTTGAGGGTCTCGTAAGGGAGCGCTTGGCGTTCAAGTTTGCTGCGGCGCAGGAAAACACTTTCCTTAATGGCGATGGCAGCAATAAGCCTCTCGGTGTGTTTTACGCAAGCGCAAACGGCATTAGCACCGCCAGGGACGTAAGCACCGGAAACACTACGTCGGCTATAGCTGCAGATAACCTGTTCGAGGTGAAATACGCTCTTAAAGAGCAGTATCGTGGTGGTGCACAGTGGATATTCCATCGCGACGCAGTGAAGATGATCGCCAAACTTAAAGATGGCGAAGGGCAGTATCTATGGAGGCCGGGCCTTGCGGCCGGTCAACCTGATACCCTTCTTAACTTGCCCATCAATGAGTCCGAGTATGCACCTAACACCTTCACCACCGGGAAATATGTGGGGATCCTCGGCAATTTCCGGTATTACTGGATCGCTGAGATGTTTGGAATGGAGATCCAGCGGCTAAACGAGCTCTTTGCGCAGACGAACCAGATCGGGTTTATTGGCCGTATGTGGTGTGATGGTGCTCCCGTGCTCGAGTCAGCCTTTGCCCGTGTCAAACTGGCGTAGGGGTGATATTGATGCATGAGCTGAGCAAGAATATCAAGTTAATACTTGCGAAACCGGCACAGGCCGCAGGAACGGATGCAGTCCCATCTGATGTTATTGACATGCAGGGCTTCGAGGGGGTTTTGTTTGTCACTCGGTTTGGAACTGCCGCTGATGGGAACTTCATCAAGGTGCAGCAAGGGAGCCTATCAAATCTCTCTGACGCTGTAGATCTGAAGGGCACCAAGGTTGTGAGTGGCACAGACCCCAGTAATGAGGTTTGCGCTATCGACATCTATAAGCCTACCAAGCGATATTTAAGGCTACATGCGACGCGCGGGACATCGAGCACGCTTGGTGATACTTATGCAATCCAATACCAAGCTCGAAAGGCTCCACCCGTGTCGGCACTTTCTGGAACGTTAGTAATTGAAACGCACGTCAGCCCCAAGGAGGGAACTGCGTAGTGTAGCTGAAGGGGGCCGGCTTAGTCCGACCCCCTCTATTAAAGAAAGGAGGCAATATAATGGCAAACGTGAAGAACTATAAAGAGCAAGGCGGAGAAGTCCAAGTCATAGAGGGCGAACTTAAAATAGCCGGAGGTAAAATTACGGCCAACGGAACACAAGCAAGTAAAGTTACACCACTTACAACTACAGCAAGCGGTACGGAAATAGCAACAGCGATGAATGCAATTATCACAGCTCTTGAAAATGTAGGGATCCTTGCGAAAGCTTAGTGGGCGGTGAGGTGAAATGTATGTCATAAAGCACGTTGTAAATGTAACTACTGCCGCCGACGGGACTGCTGTAGCGTATACAGCCGAGCCGCTCAATGGGCCGATATTGAAGATCATATACACGAAGCCGACAAGCGGCGGTTTCGCCACAGGGGTGGATTTCAATATCACGACGGAGGACACAGGACAAACTGTTTGGCAACAAAACGACGTTAATGCTTCTAAGGCGGTTGCTCCTGTAGAAAAGAAGCAAGACACCGCCGGAGCCGATACCACAGCCTTCTTTGATTCGATATATGCAGCTAACGAGCGGATAAAGATCAGCATTTCTAATGGTGGTAATGGCGCAACTGGACAGTTTGTGATACTGGAGGGCTGATAATGCGGATACGGATGATAAAAACAGCCGCAGGCCCAGACGGGGTATGGATAGCAGGCAGGGTTTATACCATATCCGATGCGCTTGCTAAACAGTTTATAGAGGTTGGTGCGGCCATATCTCTTGAGCCGGTGGTAATAGAAACTGAGGTTATAGAGCCACAAGAAAAGGCCGTTTTACCTCGAGGCAGACCGAAGGAGCGCAAAGGGCACGTAGATAGGGGGTGATGATGTGTATGTCGAGGTAGGCGCACCGATAGCAGATCTCGTAACACTCCAGGATGCGAAGTCACACCTCCGGATCGTCGACACCATCTCAACCGAGGTTGAACCAGAAGATCCAGAGGTCGACACCATCTCAACCGAGGTTGAACCAGAAGATCCAGAGAATGAGCCTACTATTGTCACATCACACCCTGACGACGACTACATTAAGGGCCTGATCGCCACCGCGGTTGAGTGGGGCGAGGCGTTCCAGAACCGCTCATGGATCACGCGAACCATTACTGTGTATCTCGATGAATGGCCGGATGTGCCGTTTTACTTGCCAATGCCTCCGATTAGAAGTATCACCTCTATATCATACTTTGCGCCAGACAACACAGAGACAACTCTTGACCCGTCCACTTACTGGCTCGCTCCAGATGGTGCCCTTTGCCTCGCAGAAGGCAAAACGTGGCCAGCCGACGCGCTGAGATCGACCATGGGGGTAAAAATAGTCTACAAGGCCGGCTATGGAGACACGGCAAGCGCTGTGCCTAAGAGATGCAAGCAGGCCGTGCTCTTGATGGTAGGTCACTGGTATGAGAACAGGGAAAACGT